GAAGCTAACCAAAATTCAGACGCTTGGATGCAAAAATATAGAAAATATGGTCTTGTTGATGCTTATGAAAATAAAGTAGCAGGAATTTATCTACATCACAAGGCATAAGGAGGGTTACTATGGGAAAAATAGTAGGATTAGTTATTAAAAACGAAAAGAAAGTTCCTAATGCTAAAAATGAAAATAAAATTCCTGATGCTAAAACAGGAGAAAACGGAGATAAGAAGTAGAAGGAGTGAGGGCATTGAATAACTATACAGATTATGACTTTTATAAGAATAAATATGGAGGGGATTTGGTGCCCTCTAATGAAAAATTCGAATTCTATTGTCGAAGAGCTACTCAGTACATAAAAGCTAATACACTTGGCAATTTAGATGAAGCCAACATTCCTGATGAAGTAAAAATGTGTTGTTGTGAATTGTGTGAGCTTAATTATGAGCTTGATAATAACAATAAACCTAAAGGAATACAATCTGAAAAGGTTGGAGAATATTCTATGACTTTTGAATCAACTCAAAACATAAAAGCGTCATACGAGAAAGACCAAAATAAAATTCTTAGACTCTGGCTAGCTGATACAGGACTTTTATATAGGGGGTGTTAATATGTATACAAATACAGATATAACCCTTTATTTATACTCCAATGGAGCATATAAAAGAAAATGTATAGACAAGGCGTTTTGGGATGAGAGAAAGGCAAGCAATGTTCTTAAAAGTGGTATGTCAAATGCTGATAGTGTTAAGATATTTATTCCTTATACTGAAGATATAGAATTTACTCCTGCAAAAGATATAATAGCTTATGGTATTGTCAAATATGAGATTAATACCGAAAGCGAAAAGACTATTGCAGAGAGTAAAAAACATCTTCAAAGTAATTATAATGTAGTTACGATTTCAAGCTGTGACAAAAAGCTGTACGGCAGTAAAAGAATGTGGCACTATGAATTGTCTTGTAAGTAGGTGATAATATGAAATTTAATGGAAGGCTAGAAATAAAGCCTACAGATATATTACTGAAAAAAAGAGAATTACAAGATATGGGTAAGGTCCAGAAATACATTGATAGTGAATGTATAAGCAGAATGAAACCTTATACTCCTATGCTAAGCGGTTTGCTTGTTAAATCAGCAACGATAGGAACTGTTATAGGTAGCGGAGAGATACATCAGAATACACCGTATGCAAGGTATTTGTACTATGGTAAGTTGATGGTATCTTCAATTACTGGTAGTTCCTATGCTAGCAAAGGAGAAAAAAAGGTTCTGACAAGTAAAGACTTAACCTATAACAAAAGTGCTAATCCTAATGCAGGAGCTTTTTGGTTCGAACGAATGAAGTCGGATCATAAGAATAAAATCTTAAAAGGTGCACAAGAGATAGCTAATAGAGGTGGATAGAATGAATATAATTGAAAAGACAAGGGATATCCTCGCGAATTACGAGGGGATAGAACAATTCACAAATGAATTACACGTTGATTTTACTGATGAAAAGGCAGACAACTACGGATTATCTTCTACCGGAGATAGTTTGATAAAAGAAGATGTATTAGGGAATCAGATAAGACAGCATAATTTTGTACTATATGCAAGGAAAGATGCCTTTGAGGACTACAATCGACTTGCAAATAGTACTTTTTTATTAGAGTTAGGCCATTGGCTTGAAAGTCAAAAAGGTCAAGAGATAAGTGTAGGAGATAAAACTGGTAAGATAACAAAGATGTGGAGTGCCAACGGAATGCTGTATGAAATTCCTAATGGGGACATAAACAACGGAGTACTTTATCAGTTGCAAATCTATACACAATATGAAACGAAGGAGGTATAAAAAATGATAGAAAGAAAGTATTTGGCACACTACATTGATGCCAATTTCAGTACAGGAGAAGCTTCGAATTATAGACTTGGTAAAGATCTGGAAGAATATAATATAGAGATGAACGGAGATGTCGAGAAAAGGAAAAATATATGGGGAGAACAATCTGTGCAACATAAAGGCTATGAGCCTCAGTCAAGTGTAGAAACATTTTATCCTGATTTCGACGATACGTTATCTGAAAAATTATTTGAAATAGCTAACGAAAGATTAACAGGCGACAATGTAAGGACAACTATGGTAGATGTTACATTTAAGCCTGATGGTTCTGTGGTATCTGCGTATAGAGAAGAAGTTGTTATTGATGTAAAATCATTAGGTGGAAACACCATAGGAATTAATACGCCTTTTGAAGTGCACTACGCAGGTAATAGGGTAAAAGGAAGTTGGGATATATCCACAAAGACTTTTACACCTGATACAGCTACAACTAATACAGTTTCAGAGGAATAATTAGGGGACAGTTTTCTGTCCCTTTTATTTTTAGGAGGTAGTTACTATATGGAGGCAACATATATAAAAACAATGGATTTTACATTTGAAAATGTGAGTATATTAAATGCATCAAACGAAAGCGAATTAGCGAATTTGATAAAAGAGGGCAAAGTGATAAAAATAAATAATTTCGGAGCAATTGAGTATATAAATTCGAATTATATTATGTTTTATCAATTAAGGAGGTAAATATGGATAGTTTAAATTTTAATGAAGGTTATAAAGAATTAGCTATAAATGGAGATGAAAGTAGAGTTATTAGAATCGACTTAACAGACTACGGAATGTTAGAGAGATTAAATGAAAGTTATAAAAAAATAGATGAATTTCAAAAGAATTGCGAAGATATTAATATTAATGCGGACGGCACTCCAGCAGATAAATTGAATGCTAGTGCTGAAATGCTAACAAAATTTAGAACGTTAATAGAAGAACAAATTGACTATATTTTAGATAGTAAGGTTTCTAAAATAGTATTTGGAAATAAGAATCCATTAAGTACAGTAAATGGAGTTCCTTTGTATCAGGGTTTCTTAAATGCCCTTGCGCCTTATATTAAAGAGGTAATGCAAAGAGAACAGAAGGAAAGTAAAAAGAAAATTGAAAAATATACGAAGGTGTTGAAAAAATGATAGGAATATTACCTAGCACACTTACAGTTGATGATATAGATTACAAAATAAGAACAGATTACAGAATAGTATTAAACATATTTGAAGCCTTTGAAGATGTAGAACTGAATGAAAGAGAAAAGACTGCAGTAATGCTTGAATTATTATATGAGGAAATACCTTCTAATATAGAAAAAGCAATAAAACAGGCTGTATGGTTCTTAGATGGTGGTAAGCAATATGAGAACACCCAAAATAATAGAAAGGTTATGGATTGGGAGCAGGATCAATCTATGATATTTTCTGCAGTAAATAAAGTAGCAGGCTTTGAAACCAGAGAAAAAGAGTATATTCATTGGTGGACCTTCTTAGGATATTTCAATGAGATAGGTGAAGGCTTGTTGAGTACTGTGATCAATATAAGACAGAAGAAAAGCAAGAACAAAAACTTAGAAAAGTATGAACAAGATTTTTATAGAGATAACAAAGATCTAGTTGATATTAAACAGAGATATACTGCTGAGGAACAAGCGGAAATCGACAGATTGAATGAAATTTTACAATAGGGTATTTACTTCTTAAATATAATTTGGTAATATTTTCTTGAAAATTTATTTAAGGAGGAATATTATATGAAAAAATTAACTTTAATAATGTTGATTTGTGTTGCTTTAATGTTGTGTGCTTGTGGGAAGACTAATAATGAAACAAAGGTGGAAGAACCTACTGATAATCCATTTGATAAAGTAAGCAGTATTTATGGAGAATTTTTAATTCCTTTATGGAATGAAGGTTTTTGCGATTTGTATAATTATGTAGAACAAGGTACAAATGCTATAGGAGAAGAGTTGGACCTTGAATATACAATAAATAAAATAAACAATTTAATGGTTAAAAGAGACGAATACAACAATTACATACAAGGTTTAAACAATGAATATGAGCAAATTAAATATATATGGAATAAAATTATTGAAAAATATGATTCTATGTATAAAACAATTAAAGAAACTACACCAAAACCAAAGGATACAAGCTATAAGTTAGATTATTCAAATGTTAGCATGTATTTGAGCGATTTTAGAAATGAATTAAATAAACTTGAGGAATAAAAGAGTTTTGAGGCGATTGATTAAGTTCAGTCGCTTTCTTTATGCATAAAAATAATTTGAGCATCCGAAAGGGTGCTTTTTTATTGCAAGAAAGGAGGTTGAAAATGGCAGGAACATATGATGGTTCTTTGGTTTTTGATACTAAAATAGATACTAAAGGTTTCAAATCAGGGACTAATACATTGAAAACACAGGCAAATGGAATGAAAAGCACTTTGTTAAGCTTAGGCAAGACAATAGGAATAGCATTCGGAGTAACGCAATTAATTAAATTCGGAAAACAAGCGGTTGAATTAGCGAGTGACATACAAGAGGTCCAGAATGTAGTTGATACAGCTTTTGGAGATATGGCATATAAGATGGAACAATTTGCAGATATAGCGATAGAAATGTATGGCATATCCGAATTGACTGCTAAGCAGACAGGCTCGACCTTTATGGCAATGGCAAAAGGTATGGATATAGCAAATGAATCAGCTAGCGATATATCTTTACAGTTAACAGCTTTATCGGCAGATATGGCATCTTTCTATAATAAATCACAAGAGGCAACAAGTACAGCCTTAAAATCTGTCTTTACAGGAGAAACAGAAACATTAAAACAATTCGGTATTGTAATGACAGAAGCTAATCTTGAATCATTTAGATTAGCACAAGGCATCGAAACATCATATAAGAATATGAGTCAAGCTGAAAAGGTGGCTTTAAGGTACAACTATGTGATGAATGCTACAAAATTAGCACAAGGCGATTTTGCAAAGACACAGGATAGCTGGGCCAATCAAACAAGAATACTTTCAGAAAGATGGAAAGAGTTCTTAGGGCTATTAGGTAACGGACTAATAAAGGTATTAACTCCTTTAATACAAGTACTTAATACAGTTTTACAGTATTTAATTAGTTTTGCTACCGTGCTTACACAGATGTTAGGTGGAGAGGCGCAGAAACAGCAAGAAATATCAGCTTCTATAGGTGGTGCAGTAGACAATCAAAAGGATTTAACAAAAGAAACAGAAAAGACAGCAAAAGCAAATAAGAAAACATTAGCATCATTCGATGAAATACAGAAACTTACTGCTAATACATCTGGAGCAGAAGGCGCAGGAGCAGGCGGAGGAGCTAACATAGATATAGCAAAACCTTATAATTTTGATGTTGAAACAGGAAGTATTGATGCTTTTTCAGCGAAACTAGAAGAGTTAAAAAAAAATTTATTAAATTTTACTAAGCCTTTCGAAAAACTAAAACTGCCTTTTGATAATTGGGTTAAAAACGACATACCTCCATTAATGAATGAAGTTAAAAATCTAGGAAATGAGATATTTAATGGTTTAAGTGAAACATTAAGTCTTGTATTGCCAGATTTAAGGGATAATGTAGTAGTTCCGATATTAAATACTATTTTATCGACAATATTGCCTTTATTTACTCAAATAGGCACAGAAGTACTAAAGACGTTGACAACTGCTTTTAATACTTTTAATAAATTATTTCAAAATATATGGTCCACAGGTATATCTCCAGGCTTAGCATTGTTTACTAAAATATGGAGCGAAGCTTGGAATACAATATATGGTGTATGGCAAAATTGGGGAGCAGTTATATTTGAAAACTTAAGATTGGCTATAGAAAATGCAGGTGCTGTTTTACAAAATGTATGGGATAAGATTTTACAACCGGTTTGGCAAAACTTTATGGAGACGGTAGATTGGCTATGGACCAAGCATCTTCAACCTTTATTAGAAAACTTCTTAGATTTTGTTGGTGAAGTCGTTAATGGAATATTGGAAATATACAATAAAGCGTTAGTCCCACTTGTAAATTACTTGATAGACAAATTATCTCCGATAATAACTACAGTTATAAATACTATAGTTAATATTATTGGAACTGCAGTAGCTGGAATAATAGATTTGGTTAATTCGATTATAACAGTATTAAAAGGTTTAGTGCAGTTTATAGTAGGAGTATTTACTTTAGATTGGGAAAAGGCTTGGGAAGGTGTAAAAACAATATTCAGCGGTTTATGGGATGGAATGAAAGCTGTCGTTAAAACTGCAGTGAATTTCATAATTGACTTGGTAAATCATATGATCTCGGCAGTAATAGAGGGTATTAACTATGTTATCAAAGCAATAAACAAATTGAGCTTTGATGTTCCTGACTGGGTGCCTGGTATTGGTGGAGAAACATTTGGTTTTGACTTAAACGAATTAAATGCACAAAATTATAAAATCCCTAAACTTGCTACTGGTACAGTTGTTCCTGCTAACTATGGTAATTTCTTAGCTACTCTAGGAGACAACAAGAGAGCGCCTGAAATAGTATCGCCACTTCCAACTATGAAACAAGCATTTATGGAGGCCTTAGCAGAAAGTGGTCAGAATATAACGATTAAATTTGAAGAAAGTAGCATAGGCGATTTAGTAAGGCTATTAAAACCATATATAGATAAAGAAAATAGGCGCGTAGGAACTTCAATGAGACTTGGAGGTGCATACTAATGTTTAAAATAGATGGAATAGAATTTTCAAAAGCAGTTATAGAATTAAAAAGGACCTTCCAAGTACTAGATGGTGAAAATGCAGGGCGTGTAATTACTGGAGATATGACAAGAGATGTAATTGGTACATATTATAATTATTCAGCAAAGATTGATAGGTCCTTTATGACATTGGCTGAATACGATGAGTTTTATGAGATAATATCTGCTCCGGTTGATTTCCATACAATAGAAATTCCTTATGGACAAGAAACATTTATATATCAAGCATATATAACCAATGGTAGCGACGAATTACCTTTAACCAAAGATGGTAAGAATTATTGGAATGGATTAAGTTTCAACTTCATTGCTAAATCTCCTAAAAGGAGGGCTAGTTGATGGTTAAGATTACATACAAAGATATATCGCCCACTGCTAAAGAAAATAGTAGCTTATCAACAACAGACAAAAAAGACTTTGTAGAGCTTAATGAATTAAAACAAGAGTTGAGCGAATTCCCTAAATATATGACCTTAGAAAAAGACTTTACTATACTAGATGGAACATTTGATATATTACCTACTAATACGAAAGAGGCTGTATTAGGTTTATGGAGTGATTCAATGACTGATGAGGAGGGCAATTTTGCTACTCCTCCAGTCTTGACAGTAAGTTTTACAGCATATCAAACTAGTACAGGTATTACAATTAGATTTCATCCTGATACAGATGATTATTGTAACAGCTTAAATATAAAATGGTATCAAGATAATACTTTGTTAGATGATCAAGATTATACTCCTGATTCAGGAGTATTTTTTTGTCAGAATAATGTTACAAACTTTAATAAAGTGGTTATTACTTTTAATAGTACTAATAAACCAGTCAGATTTTTAAAGGTACAACAGATTGAATATGGAGCTATAAGAACTTTTGAAGAAGAGGATTTAAGAAATGTAAACATATTAGAAGAGATATCTCTAGTAACTGAGGAAATAACCATAGACACATTAAATTTCACTTTAGACAACATAGACAACATAGATTTCATATTCCAAAAGAAACAACCTTTATCAGTACAATATGGCTCAAATTTAATGGGTACATTCTTTATTGAATCATCAAAGAGAGTCAGCAAAACAGTATATGAAATAGAAGCGACTGATTATTTAGGATTATTAGATAAAAGCTATTTTGAAGGTGGAACTTATAGCAGTGTAACTGCAAGTAGTTTAATAGCTTCAATAATGGGAACAATTCCTTATGAATTAGATTCTACACTAGGAGCTAAAACATTAAGTGGAACACTAGAAAGATGTACTAGAAGGGAAGCTTTGTTACAAGTTGTATTTGCTATCTGTGGAGTAGTAAGTACAGCAAGGAGCGATAAAGTAAGGATATATTCATTAAGTAATACTTCGGTAGGTACAATAGTAGAAAGTAATATCTTTACTGGGGCAAGTTTTGAAGGAGAAGATGAAGTAACAGGAATAAGATTGACATTAAATAATGAAACTGTTGTAAGTAAGAAAAATCCTATTGTTACGCAAGATACACCTGAAAAGATACTTGAATTCGGTGGAGTATTTGTTGATAGCAGTAATTCAACAGAGATATTAAATAATTTATACACTCATTTTGTAGAAAGAGGTCAGCAGAAATCTAATGTTAAATTCAAATTTACTACTGAAAAGGTAGGAGATAAGATTGACTATGCTACTGAATATCTAGGAAGCAAGAGTGGATATATAACAAGTATGAAATACAACTTAAACACTAGAAACCTAGTTGGTGATACTGAGATTAAGGAGGTGTAAAATGGAGTCTTTAATATACGATAGAACATTATCAGATATAACTAATTTAACTAGAAAAGGACAATATAATGCCTCCGACTTAAACAGAGTAGAATCATGGACTAATTACTTAAATGATAAGTTTAATGAAATGGGGTATAAGCCAAAGGGAGAATTAAAGTATATAGAAAGTACAGGAACGCAGTCTATCAACACAGGGATAGTTCCTAACTCTAAAACAAGAATGAGAATTAAATTTAAGCTAAATAGAACTGATGTTGGTCAAGGTATGGGTTGGGGAAGTAGTGGTAGCCAAGAATGTTTTAATATAGCATTTAATCCTACATATGGATTCAGAACAGGTGTGTCATCTTCATATCAATTGCGGTTCGCTAAAGATACGTTAGATACGGAAATTCATACATTTGATTTGCAAAGCGGTAGCCAAAAATTTGATGGTATTGAATATGCGAAAGATACTATAGGAGATACCGCAATAGCAGGACAGACTTTATATTTATTCTCACATCATGCCGAATGGACAACAGCATTAGATGGTCCATGTTATATAGATTTTTATTCTTGTGAAATATGGCAAAATGGCGAACTAGTACGAGATTATATTCCAGATATAGATTCAAATGGCGTGGTAGCACCTTTTGACAGAGTAACACAGACATACTTCTATAATCAAGGTACTGGTGAATTTATAGCAGGCTACGGAGAAGGATATAAACAAAAAGAAAATATGAAACAATATGAATTGGAATATATAGAAAGTACCGGAACACAGTATATTGATGGTATTAGTTTGAGTTCGAATTTTAGATTTGAATTTGATGTTATGCTATATGAAACTACAACTTATTATAATTTATACGATGCTACAAGTAGTATGTTATGGATTACAGGTGAAAACAGTCCTGATGGGGCTAATAAATTAGAACTGAACGCTGGTTCGGCAAAAGTTGATGTAACTATGAACGTAAGACATAAGATTGTTGTGGATAATACTACATCTTGTGTGTTAAGTGTAGATGGAGTTATTAAACGAACTTCGACTAAAGTCAATAATAGTTTAACTTACTCATTATTTAACAGGAATGGTAGTCAATGCTTTAAAGGTAGAATATACTCAGTGAAAATCTACGATAACGGCATTCTAGTACGAGACGCTATTCCAGATATAGATTCAAATGGTGTTGTGGCTCCGTTTGACAGAGTAACTCAAACATACTTATATAATCAAGGTACTGGTGGGTTTATTGCGGGATTTACTAATGGAGCAAAACTCGCTTATGAATTAAGGAATTTCAAAGATTCATCTGTATTTAATATTAATCAACACACCACAGTATCTTTAGTAAATGCTGTTACTCCTATTTCAAATACTTTTTTAAGATTATCTAAAACACAATGGGAATATCCGGCAGTTGGATTTTCTTTATCTAATAAACCTCAATTGCAATTTGATGGGAATGTGGTTGCTTGTATTGCATATAAGTTCACAACTGATTTGAATAATCCAAGAGTAGGTTGGACTAGCGGAACCGGAGGAAGTTCTCTTTGGAATTGTACTTCGGATGCTTGGAATGATTGTTCAATGCCTAAAGTGAATGATTGGGCAATAAAAAGAGTTAAAGCCGGAAAATCTCTTTATAATACTTTTAAAAGTGGTGCATTTGGTTTTTCTCTACAACGAAATTCCGACAATGTAATCTTAGATATAGCAGGAATAAGCTTCTACGACCTAACAGATGAACAATATGCAGATGACGATTTTGTTAATAGTTTGGGAGTAGCAGGATTTGGTGTTCCTGAAATACCTTTTGAATGGAAATATGGAGATGATTTTATTCTTGAGGAAGCAGACAGAATAATAAACAATGTTAGTTTGCTTAGAGGCGTAATTGCTATGTATGAAGATACGCCAGTTACACCAGAAACAATTCGATTTTTAGATTATATAAAGGCAAATGATATCGAAAAGATTTTATTTGATATTAATAAGTTGGTTGAAAATATTATTGCTAATTATAGATATTCAAATATATTTTATAGTGGGGAGGTTGGATTAGATTGAAACAAGAAGTAATTGACAGAGTGCCAACTCAAGTGTTGGACAATGGAGCTACAAGATATGGCATATATGATGAAAATGGTACTTTGCTTAGATATGAATACATCAAGAGGGAAGATGAGCCAACAGATGAAGGAACAGCAATAAATAGGAGTCTGTTTAATAATTTACAGGGTGATATTTACACGCAAGATAGATTCAACAAACCTTCTTATTCTGGAACTGCAATGACTTTGGATTTACCTCTTACAAGTTATGAAACAAATAAAATTGTGTGCATAACCGCACCAGCGACATTGACAAATCCTACGCTTAATATTAATGGGCTGGGTGCAAAGACTGTAAATGGAAGACTTGGCAATGGCAAGCCTTATATTTTAAGATACAATGGTACTAGTTTTGACATAGTTAAAAATTATGTTACGGGAGAATTTTGGGGTAGTAGTGCTAGTAGTAGAACCATAAACTTGGGATTTACTCCCAGTGCTGTATTGGTTGCTAGTGCTGAAGGAGGTTTTTCTCGATATAGCGGAGCAAGCAATGACTACATAGGAGCATTTGCTGTAAATGGTTCTCCGGCATTGAATTATTATGTATCGGGGAATCCTGAAATATTAAGTGTAACAGAAGGAGGATTTATTGTTCACTATAATTCTAACAATAATATTAGCACTGATAGTGGACGAGGACCTCTTAAATATATAGCTTTTGTATAGGAGGCGAAAATATGTTAATAAATAAGATTGATAAGACTTTTTTAACTAGAGATGATATGCCTAACTACAATTGGATAGGTGATGAATGGTATTGTGTAGATGATAACTCCGAAATAGCTCAAAAGGTTATTAAATTTTGTCCTCGTTTCGATTTCATAGTAGATGAAAATGACAATTTAATAGATGTAGAAGAAATACCAAAGACAGAAGTTGAAATTAAACAAGAACGATTAAATGAGATTCAAGAAGAACTAGAGGATTTAGATAAGACAGTAGATAGACAATGGGAAGACTACTACATAGATAATGATAAAACACCAGTAGAAAGAATAGCAGTTGTAATAAAGCAGAAAGAGGAATTAAGGGCAGAATATCAAGCTATAAAGAAAGAACTAAAGGAGGGAGAGTAATTGGAATACAAAGAGAAAGCCTTGTTATTCCTTGGAATAACTAATTGGCATAATTTGGGATACAGAGGAGAAGGCATAAAAGTCCTCTCTGATGAAAGAGTAACAGAGAAAAAGCATCCGGATGTAATTGCTCCTAATGGGTATGTTTCAAAAAATAACCATGGAGACGATGTGATGAATCACATCAAACTAGTTCTTCCAGATGCAGTACATATATCTTATCCTTTCTCGGGTACTTTTAACGGGACAAGCTATGATAGTGAATGTGCTGAGTATATAAAGAGGAATAAGATTCATATATTTACTACATCCGAAACGGGTAGTTTTCCAGTAGGAGGGAAACAAAAGGCTATACAGGATTGTATAGATGCGGGTTGTATTTTCTTCGGATGCGCAGGCAATGAAGATGACAATGGAATAAGAGATGAAATAAAGTATGAAGGCTTCTATGCGATAGGCGGGGTAAAGCCTACATATAAGAATGGTAAATTTGACTGGAATGAGATTAAGAAAACAAGAAACTCATCTGTAGGAAAGGAACTTGATTTTGTAACCTTAGCTGAGATTTTGGGTAGTAGTGGTACAAGTTTCTGTGCTCCGATATTTGCGGGTATGGTCGGATTGGTACAGGAATTCTTTATAGAACAAGCGGGCAGACAACTTACTAGGGAAGAAATGGACTTGTTTATTAGAGATAATTGTATTGATTTAGAGAAAGAAGGGTTTGACGAGAGGACTGGTTACGGTCTTTTTATTTTGCCTGAGCCTATTGATATTGATATTAAAAGGTATGTGCCGGAGTATGAAGAGCCTTTCTATGGAGAAAGAGCAGAGCTACAGATAGGTAATAAAGACATCATTATAAACGGAGAAAAACATACTTACGATTTTGCGCCATTTATTAGTTTTGGAAGAACTTATGTCCCTATAAGATTTATGGAAGATATGGGGTATAAGGTAGAATGGATTGAAGATGGGCAAAAAATAATATTAACTAAGGAGGCAAAGTAAAGTGTTAGATTTTATTGTTAAATATTGGCTTGAAGTTCTATTTGCAGTATTTGTAGGTTGGGCAAGAACTAAATATAAGCAGTTAAAAAAGAAACAAGAGGATCAAGAAGATAAAAATACTGCGATAGAAGAAGGAGTACAAGCATTACTAAGAAATGAACTTGTGCGAAGATATAGAGAGTATGAAATAAAACAAGAACTTTCTATATTGGATAGAGAAAATATAGAAGCAATGTTTAAGCAGTATGAAAAACTGGGAGGAAATGGCACAGTTAAACATTTAATGGATGAGTTACTTGAATTACCGACAAAAGTTATTAAAAGTTAAAAAAACAACCTCCATAATTTAGTTTTGAGGCGGTTAAATAAAGTGGATAGGATAGTTAGCTATGTATCTACAATAATCGTCTCAAATCTTATTTTAAAGAGAAAGGAGAGATTTATATGAGAGGAGTAGACAAATTGCACCCAGAATTGCAGGAATGTGTAAAAAAATTCTTAAAAGAGTGTGAAAAGCAAGGATTAAATGTGTTAATAACTGAAACTTTACGAACTCAAAAAGAACAAGAAGCTTTATATGCTCAAGGAAGAACTCAGCCAGGAAAGATTGTCACGAACTGTAGAGGATTTCAAAGTCCACATTGTTGGGGTATAGCATTTGACTTTTGCAGAAATAAAAAAGGATGGGAGTATGACAACACAGATGGATTCTTTGAAAAGGTAGGCAAAATAGCAAAAACAATCTTTGATGGAACGGAATACGACCTATTCTGGGGAGGAGACTTTAGAACGTTCGTAGACCGACCACATATTGAAATGATTAAATACCTACCTAATAATTCTACGAAAACATTAATTAATAAATATGGTACTCCTGAAAAATTTATGGAGACATGGAAAGTAGAGGAGGAAGAAGAAATGGTTAGATATAAAAGTGTAGATGAAGTTCCAGAGTGGGGACGAAATGTCGTAAACAAATTAATTAAAAATGGATTTATTGCAGGTACAGGTAATTCATTGGATTTAAGCGAAGATTTAGTTAGAGAATTAGTTATTAATGATAAAACTGGAATGTATGATATTTTTAATAAATTAGAGGACATGCCAGATTGGGCTAAGCCAACTATTGAAAAGATGTTGGAAAAGAAAATATTAGTAGGAGATAAATCCAATAATCTTAATCTTAACATGTATATGATAAGAACTTTTGTTACTAATGATGTAGCAGGATTATATGATTA